AGTATGGAAGATGTTGTTCCTCTAAATTAAACTTCTTCATTGCCCGGTCCCTTGCTTCACTAGCAGCTTTCTTTGTAAAAGCTACAAATGCAATACGATCCGGTGGTGTACCTTTAGCTAATTCTTGCTCAACTAAATTTAATAAATTGTGTGTCTTCCCTGTACCAGGAGGACCTAGTATTATTTTAGTCTTACTTTGCATGTGCCATCCTTATCTACAAATATAAATTTCATCTTTAATCTTTTTTGTTCTTGGGTTAATCGTCTACATATACGTGTTCCTGGTTTCCAGGTCTTACGATAGCTTTCAGTCTTTACATCAAATATTTCTACTGCTCCTTTTTCATTTATTGCTATGAGGTCAGCAGGTCCAACTCCATATAGATTTTTAAAAACAAAATAACCTTTTTCTATTAAATGTAATATGGCTATTTGCTCACTCTGCATTCCCTTTTTTAATTTAGAAAGGCGCACCATCAACCTCCTTTATGTCAAACGCTGAATCTTGTTGTTGATAGGCAGGCACACCCCACACTCTCACTGTTCTACCTTTAAGATTAAACTTATCACTTTTACCGTTAAGCCTGCGTAGTGCTTGTACTAACTGACCTGTATTGTAGTGTGTAAATTTATTTCTAGTTAGATAGTCTAAAAGATCTTTTAATCTAAACCATGTAATACCATCCTCTGTCCATGGTTTACGTAATAATAATTCATCTCTGTTTTGTGCCTGGGCACGATCAGTACAAAACTCCTGGAGGAAAGCTTCAAACTGACCGGCCACAGACCCATCATCAGAAACAGGTATCTTAATAAGATTAGTAAATAACCTCTCAATTGATTCCTGCCATACTGACTGTTTTACTAGAGGAGGCATAGTATTCAAAGTATTCATACATTTCTTTTGAAACTTTGTTTGTATTTGCAATTCCTCTGTTTGTAATTCCATACGTGCATCGCCTACATTTAAAATCCATACTGGTGGATCTGTTTCTAATTTAGTTAATGCACTAAACTCTAATGATGCACTACCACCTACACCGTGCTTACGTGTCCTACATACTTGTGCATTACAATAAGAATTAATTGGTGGTTCTTTACATCTATAATTATATTCTTTTTTCTCTAATTGATTTTGTACAATGACTACCTCTGATGCAGCTAGGGGAGGGTTCATGTATTGTTGATTATGTTTTTCTAATAATGTTTTCCAATTGTCTGCGTCTAACTTACGTAAAAACACACCTATATTAAATAAACCATTATTGCGTGTGCCCTCTGGAAATCCTTGCGTGCACAATTGTTGAAGACATGGAGGACCATCTGGTATGACTTCATCAGATACCTTGATTGCAACTTTGTCTATATTCTCTAAAGAATATTTGTTGTATAGTTCTATGAACTCCAGCAATGACGCTGCTGTTCCATCATCTTTATAGGCATACCTAGTTGAATTTTTGGCATTATAATATGGAAGATTTAAAAAATTTCCTAAATCTCCTTTCTCAATTAATATTGTGGATTGTTTCGGAAATACTTCTACGTCAGCGTATCCTAACGCTGATGCAGCCTCTCGTAGCTTCGCTCTTATCAGCTTTGCGGCGATTGGTTTCTTAAGAAATAAGAAAATATGTAATCCACCACTTTTGGAGCGACATGGCACCAAAGGTAACTGTAGAGTACGGATATTGTTTATTATTTTTCTGTAATCAATAGGATAAGTATCAATATCAATACAGCCCCAACGGGATGTATTGTCAGCCATAATAGGAATAATACCCAAGGAAGGGCCTTCACCATCAAGGTGCGCCTGCCATAGTTCGTCTGTAACAAGTTTTTTAACAATGTAAGATTTTCCTTCTTGCTTACCGTCAGCACGCTTCCCTTGGGATTGATGCTGACCATAAGCCATGTCTAAACCTTCAAATATAGATTTGAATTCTTCCACTAAACCTCCAGGTTATTAAGAAGACGTCCCTTAAAAGGGTACGTCTTCGCTTTCTGTTGTGTTAGATTGAGGCGCTACTTTTGCAGGTTCTCCTTCTACGACAGGTTTAGCTTCGACATCTCCTCTTGATGCTGCGGTTGAAAATGATTTTGCTTCATTATAGACAGATGCATCTTCTACCATTCCTGCTTTCTCAACTTGGTACCCAAACCAACTACCACGATCATTAGACTCACTAACTGTAGATAGTTTGTAAATGATTGCATAGGTTGGTGGAGTAAAACTTCCTGATGGACCTTCAACTTTTTGCGTAAGCATTAAGCTGTTCCAACGTCTACTCTTTTTTAATTGAGTAGATGTCATGCTGATAACAGCCTGGGACCAATTCCCATCTTTACCTTGAACCATTACATAATGGTAAGCTGTTGTAGCAATGTAGTTTCCATTTGGAAGGACATCTTTATATGTCATTTGGTCACGTTTAGTTTGACCCAAGATGCCACTAGAGGCATCATGCATTTCCACTAGTCCGCCACCAGTTTCACGTGGTTTCCACTCCACGTATTTTAGTTGATAAAGTACAGGAATCACATTTAATGATGCGCTGACTTCTTGTGAAACAGTATTATAAAACTGTCCCACTTTTGCTCCTTCAACATATTCCGCTTTTGACGGATTAAGTTGAGGGCTAGTTGTTTGTAGTATGTTGATGTAAGGAATCATAACATCTCTTGACATGTCAAGATTGCCAAATCCACTTGCATCTTTTGAGTCACCAGCAAGAACTGCTAGATCTAACTTCGCTGCTTTTGCAACTGCTTTAGTCTGTGCCATAGGGCCATTCTCCTTTAGTTTTTAATCGTTGTTTTTTGTCCGACGAAAGCACCTAACAAATCCATAGGTAACTCTTTACCTGCTTCATGTTGCTCTCGTATAAATGCGCGAAGGGTGGAAGGTTCGACCCATTCACGTTGCATTGATGGATAACCTTTATCATTTAAAGTATCTATCAACGACTTAGCTTTCTCATCTTCATTCCTTCCAAAGCTACAAGAAACTTGGTTCTTTATTAAATCACCAAATCCATTGTCTCTTAGCCAATTAAAAGCTGCTTCTTTTTTAGTATCTTTAATTGAAGCACCATAATAATTGGAAACCTTTAAGTGTCTGCCATCAGCTAATTTTAATTCTGATAACCCAACTTCTGCAAAGAGGTTAGGTAGTACATTCTCTGCCAAATGTTTTTTATAATCTTTCTTAGTTTTGAGTTTGTCTTCTAAATCAGCAATCTCTTTATCTGTATCTGCTACATCATTTGCAACAGCTCCAATTTTACCCATGTTATCTGGGGCCGTGGACCCAGCATCTTGAGCCATTTTTTTTAATAAGTCATTCATATTATCCTCTCAAATCTATTTCTATATCGTAGTATCTTTTCTCATCGCGGTCCCATTTTAGGACTTTGAACTTTCTATTATTAATGTCACTGACAATTGCACCAGCAAGTGCTATTATAGCAGGGTCTCCCATTAAAAGCAAGTAGTCATTATCATTAAAATTTCTTAATACTTGTTGAAGTTTAAAAGCCAAGGGTCCAGATGATAAAACTATTTGTTTATTATCTGGAAGACAAACTTTTAAATCGCCAAACTTTTCAGCTGAACGAACATTTCTTCCCATTTCCTGTAATACATAAACTGTCATTTAGGTTTAACTCCTTTAAAAGAAGTATTTAATAATTGGTTCAATTGATTTTTTGTAAGTTTAGAAACTATATTAGTTAATGCTTTTTTACTTATTTCACTAATAAGTAATTTATTATACCAATAAAGTTTTTTTTCTCTATACCATTTAATCATTTTTTTCTTCCGCTTTAATACTTAATTTTTTAAATAAACTCATAGCTTTAGCTCTAGCAGTTTTTCCAGTGAAAGTTTTAGATCCTGTTTCATCTGAAACAGTGTAACATTGATATCTAAACTTGGTTATTGTAATTTTGTTCATTTTTTCTCTTTCTTAAAACGCGTTTAGAACTTGGACGTTTTGTAAATTGTGGTTGATGTTTTTCAGTTCCGATAGCCCATGTACTTTTTTTAAGTACCTTACCACCAGTTTGTTGATAATTTTTATTCATCTTTCTCCTTCTAATTTATTTCTTGTTTATATTATAACATATGATATAATGCGTTTCAAGAATAAAGAAAGAAATAAATGTATAAATTTAAAACTGAGCCATATGAGCATCAGAAAGATGCGTTAAAAAAATGTTGGAATAAAGAATCTTTTGCTATTTTTGCAGAGATGGGAACCGGAAAAACTAAAATTGCATTAGATAATGCATGCATATTATATAATAAAGGTAAGATAGATAGAGTTTTAATAGTTGCTCCAAAAGGCACATACATGAACTGGGTAGATCAAGAAATCCCAGTTCACGTGCCAGACTATATAGAAAAAAATGTTGTTGCTTGGAAACAATCTACAAGTTCAGATTATAAACAGCAATTAATTGACATAAAAAAATCTGATGATTTTAGATTTAAAATTATGGTTATGAATGTAGAATCTTTATCTACTAAAAAAGGAGTAGAATTTGCTAGATTATTTTTGATAGGAAAATCTATGATGATAGTAGATGAAAGCACTACTATAAAAAATCCTCAAGCTAAAAGGACGAAGAATATTTTAGGTCTAGCACGTGAAGCTAAATATAGACGCATATTAACAGGATCTCCAGTTACTCAATCTCCTATGGATTTATGGGCACAAATGGATTTTTTAGATCCTGAAATATTAGGACAATCAAGTTACTATGCATTTAGAACCCGGTATGCCGTGGTTATCACAGCAAATGCTGCAGGTGGAACACACAAGTACCAGAAAGTTGTTAAATTTAAAAACTTGGCACAATTAGGACAAACTATATCACCACATTCTTACCGTATTTTAAAAAAAGATTGTCTAGATTTACCAGAAAAAACTTTTATTAAACGTGAAGTAGAATTAACAGATGAACAACAAACTGCATACCAAGATATGAAAAAAAATGCCATGACTATATTAAAAGGTGAGTCATTGACAGCTGTTAATGTGTTAACACAGTTAATGCGATTACATCAAATAACTTGTGGGCATATGAAAACAGACAGTGGCGAAACTTTAAATCTTAAAAATAATAGAGTAGATGAATTAATGCAAATATTATCAGAAACTACAGGTAAAGCAATTATATGGGCAAACTATATTCACGATATATTAAATATAGAAGAAGCTATAAAAAAAGAATATGGACCTACATCATATTGCACTTACTATGGGGCTACTAAACAAGAAGATAGACAACGTTGCATATATGATTTTCAAAACAAAATGAATGACTGTCGTTTTTTTATTGGTAACACACAAACAGGTGGTTATGGTATTACACTGACAGCCGCTAGCACAGTAATATATTATTCTAATAATTATGATTTAGAAAAAAGAATTCAATCAGAAGATAGGGCTCATCGTATAGGGCAAGTTAACCCAGTTCTTTATATAGATATGGTATCTAAAGGAACAGTAGATGAAAAAATAATAAAAGCTTTAAAAAATAAAGTTAATATAGCTAAAGAAATTAGTGGAGAAGAATTATCTAATTGGATTTAAAGTATAGTAGAATTATAAGAATCTAATTTTTTCATAAAAGCATCACAAGCTCTTACAAATTTTTCACCTGTTAATTCAAAGCGCTGAAACGTTAAATCACGAGAACACATTAAAACCACACCTTGTTCAATTTCTGTATTAAATAAAGCGTTATGTGCCTGGGCGTATGCAGCTAGTTGCATGAGATAGTCTTGTATCCACTCACGTTTCTTTGGTCTATTTGTTTGTTTAAAATCTATAATAGTTGGCTTACCTTTATACATGGCAATCATATCAGCCGTTCCGGCATATTTATGAGGATAGTATAAATGTACCTCTGAGCCATAAACTTCTGTTATATCAGCGCCTGCTTCTTCAATTATTTTTTTTGCCATTTTTTCTGCTTGTATTCCTATTTCCGTAAGATCTGCATACTTTTCTTCGTTCACTAAACGTTCTATATATAGGTGGAGCGCGGTTCCAATTTTACCAGCGTCAGATATAATTTTCTCAGCTGCTGCTTCTCCAACTTTTGCACGCCATTGTTTTAAGAATGATTTATCTTTTGTTTTATTTAAAATAGTTGTGACTGATGGTAAGCTTTCGCCATCAGGTGTAAGATATAAACGGGAATCTCCATCCTGTCTTTTTAATTCTGCGTAATTATATTTCTTTATTAATTGCACACATGCTTATAGCATAATTGATGCAAGTCCGCCACCTTTTCTTCCACGCGGATTCATTGGCATTCTATTAATTTTATCTCTTCTATTAATAGCTTTTGAATCATTATGAATGTTTCTTATTTGTTCCATTTGTCCTCTGTCTACTAAATTATGAGATGACATGTAACGGGGCTCAAACATATCTTGTAAAGAATATACCATGTCATGAAAATCTGCGGTATTAGCATTATTCCTGTCACCATATCCATAGTCACCTTGGTAATAATGCATTAGCTCGTGCCCTAAAGTGCTCATTGAATCATCATAAAATCCTTTTTCATTAAACTCTCCAGATGGGTCAACATTGCTAGCAGCTAAATTTCCTGTATCCATTCCTACCTGTCCAGGAAATGTATTATCATTATATATTCCAAGTATTTTCCTAAAACTTACTGGTTCATTAGTTATATCATAAGCAATTTGTTTATCATCAGCATATCTTTGGGCTCCTAATTTTGCTGCTTCGTGTTCTTCTACAGGAAAAAATCCACTAGATGGATTGTAAGGATTAAGTTCGGTGTTTACTTTCATTCCTTCATCAAAATAAAGTCTATCATAAGCACTGTCATCTTCAGGGTGAGTATCTTCATCAACATCTGTTCTTCCATACATTAATTTATTTATCATGTTGTATTCATCTTCTGTTCCACCCATTATTAACCATTCTCCTAAAGGCATCGATGGAGGAGCATACGTATCAACCCCATCAATATATCTTAGGTCACTATATGGACTAGGATTCATAACTTGCTTTGCCTTATAATTTCTTGGTGTAGCAAATCTTTCATCTCTATATCCTTCAGGTCTTTCGTGTATAGGATAATAATTACCTTCGTAACCTTCAAGTTTATCACGGTAAGTTTTACCATCATAGTCTCCAACATTTGCATCCTCATACCAATCTAATAAACCAGGTCCTACATTTACAAAACCAAAGTTACCCGTAGGTGTGTTATCTAAATAATCTTGTGCTTGTAGAAAAAAAGGAGGAAGAGCAGAAAAATCATCTGTTTCCTCATCATAATAAGGACTATCTTTCCAAGCTTCGTATTTATTATCATAGATTTTATCTTTGTATTTATAATTATAAATACTATCGGTTCTATGTTCGTGATCGTGACCTGCTCCCATGATTATCCACAGTGTTTCATGTGATCAGACATTTCTTGAGCTCGGTTAGGAGTTTGTTTTGCCCAACGTGAGTCAAGCATTTGAACAGACGCTTCAGCGTAATCGGGTGGATCTTGCTGAAGGGCCTGCCACATTTTCCTGAACTTGGAAACTCCGTTCCCCCCAAGCTGGAAAATCATTTCAATAATTATAATTTTTGCATCATCACTTATTGTTAAATTTTTGCACATATCATCTGCTTGATCAATTGCAGATTGTAAATCTTTTTCTAATATACCCATTAAGAAATCTTCATCATATTCTTTATCATCTTCCCAAAAGTCTTCTACACACAGATGTCCGACGCCCACGGTTCTTTTGTTTAGGGTATCTAGATATACCTTGTTACGGTATCCTTCGTGTTTCTTAACCGACTCTAAAAGTTTATCCATGTCAATCATAATCTATCCAATTTTTTATTTATGTTTTTAACCTCTGTTTCTATAACAGCGATTCTTGATTCTATTTTAGTGAACATCATCAAAGCTTCTTCTATTCTATCCATGTCTTTTTCCATTGCACTAACACGTTGCGATGTCATTCCCCATGTAGCACCTAATGCTATAAAAATTCCTACTACCCATATTGCGTCTCTAATGCTCATGATACTAAAGATATTAATCCACCTTTTGCTGCCATCCTTGGAGCTACTTGGTTAGCTAAAGCTTGGTCCAAGTTTCCTTCGTATAAGGAAGCCGCAGCTGCGGAATTCATGTTAGGGTTTTGTAGTATTGACGAACCAAGACTAGACATGTCTGCTTCATCAGCGAAAAAATTTGCTTCTGGCGCAGGAGGATTTTGTATTTTGTCAATAACTTTATTAACAGGAGAATTTTGAGGAGTACCCATTAAATATGGGTCATAATCTTCTACTAAACCTTTTCCTTGTTGATAAATATCACTTATAGCTTCTTTAAAAATTTGTGCACTTTCTTTAACAGGTGCCACATTTTTACCTACAGTTTCTCTATATCGTTGATCGTTTTCTACTTCATATAATTCACGATCAAATTCTTTCCATTCTTCTGGTCGCAATCTTACAAGTCTAACAAAGTTAGCAAGTCTAACTTGTTCTGGAAGAGTATCATCCATCATTCTTGTAAAAGCACGAAGAGAAGGAGGGCTAGTCATTATACCACCCATGTATCTTACAGCGTATGCTAAACCTACAGGAATTACCCATCCAGTAAAAGATCCTAGAGCACCACCAGCACCTAATGTTTTCATTTTTATTCCTAAAGCTGATTGAGGCATTGCAGATGCAATACCAGATCTAATACCACCCATTACGGCACGTCTTGCCATGAAAGTACTAATTTGTGGAATACCGTTTTTAGCTGCTGCTTCCATAACAGTAGCAAAGTCAGCTAAGTCTTTCTGCGTTGGCAATTGCGCTGCTTGTCTCGCAGTTATACCGTCTGGCATTACTGTGTTAGCTGAACGTAATCCTTCATTAAAGTTTACATTATCAAATTCTAAAATTTCTCCTGTACGTTGATTTTTTTTAACAAGTTTAGAAACTTGTGGACCAGGCAATGCTTTTTTAAATAAATCTCCAAGTGGATTGTCTTTACCTAAACCAAGTGCTTCTTTAAAAGCTTGTCCATCAAAAAGTTCAGCGCCATCTACTTGCTTTATAGAATTATTAAATACTTTATTTAAATAAATTCCTAAACCTTGGTAATATGCTTTATCTCCTACAATGTTTTTCATAACTGCTAAAGTTTGTGCAGCGTTTGCAGGATCTGCTTTTGCCATATCAACAACACTTTGAAATAAATTAGACGCGTGTCTATCTGGGTCTAATTGATTTAATGCCATACCAGATCTTTCAACTCCACCTGTCATTGCTTTACCAGCTTTTGTTCCAAACATAAGCATTCCATTACTTACAAATGTTTCATAATCTCTCCATAGTTTAGCTACTTCAGGTATTCCAGAATCAGCTAATTTACCAATGTCAGCTTCCCATGCTTTATATAAATTCATAATGTCGCCTTGGCTTTCACCATCAGCATTCTTCATCCATTTTTTGTACAGCTCATCCATTTGTGAACGAAGTCCATAATACATTTCTATTGTTCTTGCACCAGCTACGCCTGGATCTATAACTTGTGTTTTTAAAAAATCTAAAATAGGTTCAGGAGTAATTTTAGAAACTTGCGATGACGTTGCAGATGATCCATATTGACGAGTATCTCCTGGTACAATTTGACGTTGTGCCATTCCTTTTTCATAAACTCTTTTTGCCATGTTTACAAAATTAGTGTCATTTACCACTGCACCATAGTTTCTTGCGGCATCTAATACTGCATTTTGTTTTAAATTAGCAGCTAGTCTAAATCCCCTTGCACTAGCATGTGCTAAATCTTGCACACGTACACCATGCTCTGTAATATTAATTAAAGGAGCAAACGTTAGTTTTTGAATAATACTTTCACCAAGATCCATGTAAGCATCCATTTGTTGTGCTTTGTTTTTGTAAATAGCACCACCAATAACTGGTGCTCTTCCAAACATTTTAACACCACCAGCTAAGATAGGTGACCCTACATCTGATCTTTGAATATTAGTTCCTGTTCTCGTATTTAATTTTGGTGCCAGATCTTCAAATTTATTAAGAGGCATTTTTAATTCAGACGGACTTAAAAAATTAAATACAGGATTACGCATTAAACGTGTTACAGCTTTACCAATAAGAGGCATATGCATTGTAACATCTTCACTTCTTGGACCTAAAGTTGCAGCAACAAACTTTTCAGTTTGTGGATCTACTTTATTAAAGTTACTAAATTTACCTGACTGATAGAGTCTTTGTTCAGCAGATAAAATATCGGTGCCTGTTTGTACGCCTGAACCTGCACGAGGTTGAAACATTCTAAAACCTTTTTCACCAATAAAATTTCTTAATCCATAATAAGCTGGTCTTATTCCAAAGAACACACTACTTACACCGGCATCTATAACCATGTCTTTAACAACACTTTTCATTCTTTCCGTTTGATCAGGTCGGTTAATCCCAGTTGGACCAAAAGTTGCAAGCTCTGGAATCATATCTCCAATTAAATTTTTAATTTGGTTGTCACTCATTTGTAAAGTTTTTTTAGCAACACCTGCTCGGTTCATAATATCTAATTCCATTTCGTAACCATAGTCAGCCGCACCAACTCCGATAGCGCCCCCAGCTACAGCTCCTAAAGCTTTAGCCCACCAAGGTCCTGGGGCCTTGATGTTTTTAGTACCGGAACGAGCCCAACCTGCTTTCATTCTGTCTACTGTGCCTTTTGTTCCATATCTAAAAAAATTTCCAAAAGCATCTTTGACAACCGGACCAGCTCTGTATCCTTTTAATGATCCAACTGTTCCAGCTATTGCTTCTTGTGTATATTCTATTGCCGGATAAGGGTTAGGACTAGACGTATAAAAACCAAATTCATCTTCAGCTAACAAAGTACTAGGTGTCGCTGTTATAAAGTCTTTTGAACTAAGGCCCATGGATCTTACATAGTTATTAATATCTTGCTCTAACTCAGCCGCTAATTCTGGTGTCATGTTAGGATTTTTTTCTTTCGCTGAATGAATAATGTTTACAACATTATCTCTAACACTATCTCTTTTTTCTCTATAAGTTTTCATGTTAGCAAGTTGTGACGCTCTTGCGTCCATATCTTTTTGAGAATTAATAAAAGGATTATCTTTTCCAAATGGTGCCCCACCTGGAACTAACATGTTACCTAATACTTGAGGAATTGCAGCTGCTAATTGAACGGCAGGCTGGTATCCTTTTCTAACTTTACTAGCAATTTCTTCAGGTTTAGTTTGAGGTACACCACCTTCTGTTACACTTACAAATTCTTTATCTTTAGCTCCTAAACCAGAAGCTGCTTCTTCAAACTCTTTTATTTGATAATTTTTATTTGCCATTAACCCCATTTCTCCAATAAGCTTTGATGTGTTACTTTATTTTTTTCCATATCTTCTTGATGATTCATATCTATATTACCCTGTGTGCTTTTAAGCCAACTTTGATACGTTTGACCTCCACTTACATCTGGTCTTAAATATTCTGATTTGTTTTGTGGTTGTTGTAACCAGTTGTAATAAGAATTTTCTAAGTTTTTAGAACCTTCAATTTTAAAGAAGTCAGGATTGTCATCAGGATTCATTCCTGCAAGTTTTAATGCACCTGCCATATTATCATATAATTGATTGTAAATACGCATGTAGTTTTGAACTACTGCTTGGTCAGTTGTACGACCACCTATTCCTGTTAATTTAACATCAGCAAATGATCTTCGAAGAACATCCGCTAACATACGACCAGTTGGCTGTCTATCTCTTGCCAACATTAAACCTAATGTTGTTTCAAAAGTTTCTAATACTGATCTTTCACCACCAGATTGTAAAAGTTTAGTAAATGAATCTGCGACTACATATGCTCTAGCTGGGTTTCCATCTACATCTACACCATAACCACCATCTTCTAATGCGTCACCATACCTATCTTGATTTAATCCATTACCACCATATTTATTTGTTTTATCTATAAAGACTGGTATTTCTACGCCGTTTACATTCATTGTTCCATTAGAACTTTCACGTACAGCGAAACCGCCTCCTGTAGGATCAGTTGAATCAAAATCTCCCGCTATAACACTTCCTGTAAATTCTTCAAAAACTTCAGCTAGTGGGCCTACAATTTTTCCAAATTCACCTGAAGCACCAATAAGATCAGGACGATCTATAATCATTGGAAGTATTTCATTAGCTAGTGGTATTAAACCACGTTGAACGTAGTTAGCATATTTAATTTGAGCATTGGCGTCTGATCCTAAATCTTTGTTTACAGTTAATTGATCAGGATAACTTAAACCGTAAGCTCCTGCACCCTCGCCAGCTTCAACAAATTCAAACAAATTCATTCCATAATTTTTATTAAGTTCATAAAACTTAGTTTCTTCTGGGCTTGTTCTTTTTACTGTCATTAACCTTAAAGGTTTTTCTAATTTAATAGGTTGACCGTCTTGTCCTATAGCTAAGGATCCATCAGCATTTGTTTTATAGTTTTGATATACTTGAACATAAGGACCGCTTCGATCACTCATCTTATCCATTTGTGAAAAATATAAATCTAAAGCAGCTGCGTTTATTTCACGATCTGCTTTTTGTTTTTCTATACCCATTTGAAATAACATAGGGGCTGTTTGTGCACCAGCTTGTCCTACTACGTCAAAAAATCCACGAAGACCAGGTTGATCAGTTCTTCCTGACATTAAAGCTGTACCTAATTGTAAAAGTAAAGCCGTTTGTTGTAGTTTATCACCACCAGAAGACTCTCCTAAAAATTGTTTAATTACATCTTTGTAATTATTAATACGTTGAACACTATCATTATCAATGTAATCGGCTATGTCTGGATCGTTAGACAAATCAGTGGAAGCTTCATTCGCTCCGGTAGAATCTGATGTAACATTATTATCCATAGAATTTACATTTTTATTTTCTTCTTCTTTAGCTTGATTTACTGAATTTTCAGTAGGTCCTACTGGTGCATTATTAGCATTTTCTGGAGGTTGTTCATTTTTAGACGTTACATTAATATCTGTAATGTCTTCAGTAACATCTATTTGTGAGGTATCTGTAAGAGTATCTATTGTTAAAGGACCAAGTCCGCCAGCAACGAACATTCTTGCTCGTGGATCTTGTGAACCACGTGCCATTCTTTGAAATAAAGGTCTTAGTATAGGTCTAACCATATTAATCCTAACTACCTTTTAACGCTTGATATCCTGCTAGTCCTGTAATACCAGTTCCAACTGCTTGTGCTAATGGATTTGTCATTGGCGATGTTCCCATCGTTGTTGACATACCACTAGAAGGCATACCTTGATAGATATCACTAACAAAACCAAGACGCTGATAAGGTTCATACAATTGCTGTAAATCTTGTCTGTATTTTGCATCTGATACTTGTTGCAGTCTTTGCTGTTGTACAGAACCTGCTGACATCGCTGATGCTACATCCCCCTGTTGCAGTGCCTGTTGTTGTGCTCCTAACCCTGCCAGCCCTTGAGCTGCAGATTGTTGTCTTTGCATTTGATTACTAAATTGAGCTTGTGCCTGTTGTTGTGCCTGTTGATAATTCTGTGCTTGTGCTTGTCCTACAGCTTGCGCTCTTTGTGCACCTAGCTCGGCTGTTTGAATTCCTTGTCTAGCACCTCCAAAAGCTCCTGCTTGTGCAGCGCTTAAATTAGCTTGATTTTCCATTTTATCAAACTGTTGTTCTATTCCACTTATAACTTCATTTTGATAAGGATTCATATATTGTTTATATGCAGTTGAAGGATCATAAGCTGCTGTACTACTTAATAAATTTTGAGTTGCTTCATTTAAATATGGTTGAAATTTTCCAAGTCCTTGTTGTGTACGTGTAAAAGCTTCATTTTGTAAATTAGTAAAATCAACAACGTCTTGTCCAGGAATAGTAACAGGATCTTTTGCAAATCCTGAAGCTGTGTCCATTAATTGAAGCTTACGTGCTTCTATTTGAGGGGCTTCTCTTGTAAACTGGGTACCAAAAGTAGTACCAGATGGATCTGCTCCGTCAGTTAATCCTGGTATGCTCATAATATTTTCCTATAACTTTTTCCTACTTCTTCCATCCCTAAACGTTGAGCTAGTTTATCAAAACTACCTACTTGTGTAGAAACATCAAAAATAACTTCTTGTGCTCCTTGCATTTTTGACCAGTTTATAAATTTATTCATCATTTGTACACCAGTCATTTTTCCTCGCTCCTTAGGAACTACATATAGTTCCAATTGTTTTGCAAATTTATCTTTACTATAAGGAAACTCCAACAAACATCCTATCATAAACCCTGTTGGTTTTTCCTCTTTCAACGAAACAATCCCAAACATATTAGGTTTGTTCATTGCTGCAAAGAAATAGTTTATAACTTTTTCTTTGTTAATCTCAACTCTATTCCCCCAAGCAGATTCTTTTAAGAAGTCTTCACTTACTTTTTGAATCCAATAGAGATCTTTCTTTTGGAAAAATCTCCACTCCATTTTTTACGTAACCTTTTCCTCCATTGTTTCAGATAATGTTTCAGATTCAGGGTCTAAAGAATTCATCATATCATACATTCTTTTTGCACCAGCATATCTATTACCACCACCTAAATTTTCAACAGCTTTAGCTGTAACAACAAACTCTCCATCACTTAGCATTGCTGGAATCTTATCATCTTTTGGACCACCTGGGCCACTGACCTCGCCTCCTGCATTACCATACATGTACTTAGAATTAATTTCGTCAAAAATTTCTCTGATTTCATCGTCATCCATCTTCATAATGTCTGATGGATCTATGTTACCGTAACCATCTAATAAATGACCACGCATTTCATCTACTCCAATACCTCTTCTGTCATCAACAGAAGCTTCTTCAAAAATATCTAAATCTTCTATGCCTTCGTATCCTGGACCTTTTACAATTTTTTCTACGTTAATATTTTCTTCATCAACATAATTCATAGGGTCTGACATCATTCCGGCACCGCCGTTAGCATAACCTTTTACTTCTCCGCCATCAGCGTAAGGAGTAAATTTAAATTCACTAGGAACGTAACTATAATAAGGATTAGTCATATCCTCATACATTTGTTTCATTCTTTCTTTTTCACGTCTTCTCATTTCTTCTCTAACTTGATCTTCATCTGGTTGCCCACCAGTATATCCAGCAAGTAATGGTAGTGCTGATCTTAAATCAAATGATCCAGCTGCTATTTCATTTCCTAAAATTCCTTTTCTTGCAGTTTGATTTCTTAATAAATCTTCAAAACTCATACCAGGCATTGTTTTGTAAGTAGGGTTTCCTGCTTGGGAATACGTTGGGAATCTATCTTTATATCCTCCGGTAAATGTTTCGTGAGGGAATCCTGGTCCACCCATTCTGTTTTGTACAGGAGGAGTTCCATATCCAGTCATACGAGGATTTTCCATTCCTGTTGGAATCATAAAGTCTGATCCACCACTTTGTGTCAACACATCAAATGCACTAATACCACCTTTACCATCTAATTGATTAGCAAAAGCATTCGCTTTCATGTAAGCAAATGGTAAAGATGAAAGAGCACCATACAGTGCAGCTTTCTCTGGATTTTTTTGCCCCATCAATTTTGCTAAACCATAACTTGTTAAACCACCAGTTACAGGTGCTTTAAGAAGCATAGGCATGGCACCAAACTTACTACCATATCCTTGTAATAGTGAACCTAGTCCACCCATTTTTCCTCCGCCACCCATCATTGCCATTAATTTAGGTGATAGATAAGGTGCAGCTGCCATGGCTGCAATTGGTAATAAAGGTTTTGCTTTTTTAACTATATTTTTAATTGCTGAATCAAAAAATCCCACTCTAAACGTCTCCTGCTTTACCCTCTAGTATTTTGTGAATTGCTGCTTGGATAACAACATCTTGCTTGATGTGTTCCGCTTTTGTAGCAGTGGCAGGATTTGCAACATCATCTTCAGCCTCTTTAGCTGAACCGTATTCTTGTCCTGTTTCCGTATTGGTAATAGTTATTTCTGCTGGGACAACGATCTTTGGTACCTGTTCGCCATCTATCTCAACGTACTCTACTACTCCGTCATCTTTTATAGGCATAATCTCTCCTTATAGCAAGTATTTTGTTGTATTTCAATCATTATGATATCTCCAGTAAACTTAAATACACTGTAATTGGCTGTGCATTTGTGTTAATTTTTAATATATCTCCAGCTTCTAATACACCTATATCACCAGAAGCAAGGTAAAACCATGATTTTGTGTATTTATCTGCTACAGCGCCATCATAAGCAATAGTTGTACTATTGATTTTTAATGTCAATTGCGCTGATCCCCCTGAATTATTATATACCCAAGCTGTTTTAATAATAGCAGTTGTAGCTGTAGGGCATGTATAAATAGTGTGATCTCCCGTAGAAGATTTGGTCACCATTACTTTTTTATATGCGTTAGCCATTATGATATAAACCAGTTAAAAGCTTCGTCGTCATTACGAAGTGTTTCTGGTGTGTAAGAACTATTTAACAACTGCACTAGCTGATCTAGCGTTTGTATTAATTGATTAATCTGCGCTTCATTATATTCAGAAGGTGCTTGTGGTAATCGTGGTATATTTATCTGTGCCATTATCGCATGCCATCCGGTTGTACATCTGCACGATAAGTTCCATATCGCCATGCTGTATCTACAGCTGAACTAGATATCTTTAAAGAAGCTTGTCTTCCACGAGCTCTTGTGTCAATTTTATTTGTTGATGTTGTAACTGCGTAAGGTCCATTAGTAACACTGGTACTAGCAGGGTATAATTTAAAATTCAGTTCTATATTAACTGTTCCTTTTTGGTTTTTAAAATCAGGAATAAATCTTTTTATAGACATTAGTCTTTCACCAGCTTCTGGAATAACAAAATCACCTGAAGTAATGTGTGAAGACAAAGCTGATCCATCGGCATCATTTCCATTTTCTTGTGCATACATATAACTTCTACCTGCAGTTAAACCAGTTATTGTACTAATTGTGGCAGTTGTATCTGTTGCTGCATAATCAAGCGCATAAGGAAAACCATACACTCCTTTATCAGCCCATGAAGATCTAGATAAACTTCCAACACTCCAAACTTTTTCTTGATAATTATATGTTACACAGCGATCAATAACGTTAGATCCATTAGAACAATAAAACCAAGTAACTTCATTAAACTCTGTATTTAATCCAGCGAAAGTATCTTTTTGTGATGCTTGATCTATATCTTTAAAAACATAATCCTCTACGCTACATGGTATTTTTTGAACTGAACCATCAAATACGAAAAAAGAATCTATACCCATCCAAAATGATCTTCCATTAGATTCCACAGCTGCATGTTGTCCTACGCAACCACAAGCAGAACCTAATTGCTGAAACCCAAAAGTAAATGGAGCTCCAATTAATTGCATTTGATACAAAGCAGTATCAGACCAAATTAATACAGCACCACGTGAACGTTTTGCTGTAACAAGTTTAGATCCATCTGTTAATCTTTGTGAGCCTGCTGTGTTAGTAGCAGTTGGTGCCCATGTTGAAGGATCTTCCTGATCTGACCAACGAATAAACATATCATCTCTAGTTGATGAAGTTCCTATCGTTGTCTCTGTTCCAAAACAAATAACATGTCTATCAGTACCAGAAACTAATACAAATCTACTAGATGTTGGAGCACCTGAAACAGCAGTTCTATTTGCACGTTGAACTGTTGATGTACTAGCTGATGTATCCCAGTAGTATAAACTTCCATTAAGCTGTTGTGCTAATACATCTTCTCCCCAGTTATCCAAGGACCATTTACCTGAGTCTAACTGTACTGAGTCTGGCGCTGCAAGGCCAGCTCTTGTTGTACCCCATGTAGATAATCCCCATGTGCCTGCACCCCATCCATAACCCTGAATAGAAAAAGCTGGATTAGTATTTATTTGATATTCTGCCGTACCTGTAACACCACTAGCACCAGTACCAGTAGCTGCAGCTTTAGCTGTAATGACATAATTGTTTGTATCTGTAACTGATTGTATTTCAAACTCACCTTGTAAATTACTAGCTGTAATTCCATTAGCAGTTCCTGACACACTAGATATAGTAACAAAGTCACCTTCTATAGCACCATGGGTAGCGTCTGTTACGGTGACAGATGTAGATGTATTTGTTGTTGTAAAATTAGTTATTGATGCACCACTTTCTCTTATTGGTGTGATGTCATACCATTCTTGATTTTGATAAGCGTAAAGTTTTTTATTAGTTCCAGTGATTGTATATTGATCGCCGTCTAAAGAAAACCAAGTTACAATTCCTCTCGCTGCTCCTACTAAAGCACTGGTAGATACTTTAGACCAACCACCTATTTTTTCTGGAAGTCCATAACGAAAACGAACATTATCACAATCTATCCAACGCCCTTCAGCGCCGTATTCAGTGTCTTGTTTGTCTATTCCTGGTGCTACCTGAACTTTGATTAGCGTCATTTAGTCTCCTATACAGCGCTATCGTAAAATCTAATCCAACGCTCAGTACCGTTAATTCTTACCCTTATTGCACCTGCTTTACTTCCAGCAGTAGCGGAAGATGAAGATAAACTTTTTGTGCCATCAGCTGCTGATGTGCCTACATAGTTAATAAATGCATAATCTTGGTCTAACTGTTCAATTTCAATAACAGGTTGTGCACCTGTAGCTGAAGCTTGTTTAACATGTAATTTACCATTAGGTGCTGCAACTCCAACACCAACACGGTCTGTGCTTGCATCAGTTTGTAAAAGAGTTGTATCTGTATCTCCTTCAAATACTGCATCTCTATCGGCACCAGCTTGGTTAAATACAAATGCGCCACCATCTAAACTTACATCACCAGCAACACTTAATGTGCCAGATAATGATAGGTTAGGTAAATTTTCTGGAATATGATAAGCAGTTGTTCCATCAGTATAAATAAAATGTAAACATGTATTAGTTAAAGTTACTGGTGTTCCACCAGCAGGACCAAAAGTAAGTGAATTACCAGCTCTTGTTG